CATGCCAGACGATCGAATCGACCCGGAACATTCCGAGCTGGACCCGTTCGACGCTGCCGTCCGCATACCTGATGCCTCGCTCGATGCTGGCGTACCCGCCGAATGGGAGCTGGACAACGAGGTCGCGAGCGTCCTGGTCCTCAAGCGAAAACGCTATCTCAAGCGAACCCTGCCGGCGAACCCTGGCGTTGCTATCGATCCGGACCTCGCCGCCGATGACATCGACGGGGATCGGGGTGGCGAGGTCGGTGGGCCGGTACACGTTGGCGGCAATGCTGATCTGATGCGATTGCCTGAGCGCCGACAGGAATCGTGGCGTGACGGTCAGCATCAGATGTCGTCCGGCAGCCAGGGCGCGATGGGCGAGGCCTGCGCGACAGGGTACGTGTAGGCGAGGTCGTCCCAGGTACCAGCGGCCTTGACATCGGCCCAGGTCGGAAACGTGTCTTTGACGTTCTGCCAGGTGTTCGGGGCGAGCGGAACGTAGATCGCAGGGTTGGGCCGTTCGACCTGGACGACGGTGATCCGAAACCGGCGCTCCGGGGCGGTTCCCAACGTGAGAAATCGTTCCTCGATGAACTGTGTGACACCAAGGTACATGTTGCCGATGCCTTGGTCGGGGCTGGTTCTGACGAGGATCGGATAGGCGTTGCCGAGCAGCGCCCGGACCTGTTCGCGCTCATCGAGGCTGCCGGTCAGGATGTCCAGCTCGCCGGCCGGCGTGTACGCCGGCAGCGTCGTCAACACGGGTGCTCTGCGATTGAGGACACGGTGTACGCCGGCAGCGAAATCGTAGGCCAACTCTGTCAGCGATTGGATCATCACTACGAGGCTGTTGGTGGGCCTCGCGAGGTCGATCAGCCAGCTCGCGCAGTCATCCCACAGGATTTTGAACGGGGCGCTGCTGGCGGCCTCCATGACGGCCCCGGACCCGTCATAGACCGTTGCCGTGTAGACGAGGTCGAGGTCCAATGGGGCCTCGTAGTCCCTGGCGATCACGGTCAGGCTATCGACGGTCTGGCCGACATGGCCCCGAATGCCGGCGGTGTTGCCGGATGGTGAGGCCCGTTCGATCGTGTACGTGACGCCGGCTGGGTTGATGCCGGCGACGGTGACGATCGGGGCGTCGCGGTCGGTGTCGAGCGCGACGGTGACGGTCATCGCCATCAGGACACCCCGAGGCCGGCGAGCAGTGTTTGGGCGGTCCTGTTGTTGGCGGTGACGACCTCGGTCCGGATCATGCCCCTGAGTTCAACGTCACCGATGTAGACGTGGACCTGGACGGGTGGGCTGCCGCCGCCTGTCAGCGGGACGACCGCCTCGGGGCCGGCCTCCCCGATCATCGCGAGCGTCGGCCGGGTGATGATGCCGCCGGCTGCGAGATACGGGAGGTTCGGAAGGTCGATGCCTCCGAAATGAACGTCAGGAACAGGCCCCGGCAATTTGATTGTGAATGCGCCGATGCGCAAGCTGTTCCATGCGCTGATGACGGCGTTGATCGGGCCTTTGATGGCGTTGGTGATCGAGCTGGCAACGCCCTTGAGGCCGCCGGTTATGCCGTCCCAGATTTTGCGGCCCAGGCCCCAGCCCCAGTTGTAGATCGTCTGCATCGAGTTCCAGATGGCAGTTCCGATGCCTGACAGGGTTGACCAGACGGTCCCGCCGATGCCTTGCAATGCGCTCCCGATGCCCTGGACGATCCAGGTGCCGAGGTTGTTGCCCCACTGCCAGATCGTTTGAAACCCGGACCAGATCGTTGACCCGATGCCTGACAGGGCACCCCAGACGGTGTTGCCGATGTCACCGATCCCGGACGTGAGGCCTTTGACGATGGTTTGGCCCATGTTCCAGGCAGCGTTGAATATGTTGTCGAACTTGTCCCAGATCGCTTGAGCGATGTTCGCGAATGCGTCCTTGACGCTGTTGAGGACGCCTTGCATCGTGTTCCAAACAGCGTTGAATGCAGCATCGAAAACGCCTTTGATGGCGTTGAGGATGGCGTCCCGGTGTTTCACGATTTCAAAGGGGATCAGGGCGAACGGGCCGAGGACCAGGCCGACGAGGATGTCGGTCCAGTGCGATTTGATCCAGGCGACGATTTCGTTGAACGGGCCGACGACGGTTGCCGTGATCGTCTGCCAGGCCCCTTTGAACCATTTGACGATCGTGTTCCAGTTGGTGTAAATGACGTAGGCGGCAGCAGCGAGCGCCAGGGCGGCGGCAACGCCGATCAGCAACGGGGCGGCAATGCCGGCAGCGACGACGGCGCTGACGGCAAGCGCGATGTTCATTGCGACGAGGGCGGCGGCGAGGGCGAGAATACCGATCGTGACGGCCTTGGCAAGGCCGGGGTTTTCGACCAGGATTTTGGTCAACGCCTCAAGCGCCGGCGCGAGCGTTTGAACGATACTGCCGGCCAGGTTGTTGAAATTTTCTTTGAGGATGTTGAGCTGGCCCGGAACGGTTCTGCCGGCAGCCTCGGCGCTGCCACCGAACTCTTTGTTGAGTTCCGCCAGGATCAGTTTTTGAGCGCCGATCGTGTCACCGCTCTTGACCATGCCCTTGACCATTTCTTTTTGTTTTTCGGTGAACGACACGCCGACACGTTGCAGCGCCGTCATGCCTTTGACGGGGTCGTTGAGGGCCTTGCCAAGCTGGATCGCTGACGATTTCATGTCCTGGCCGAGGGCGACGGACATGTCCAGCATGATCCGGGTGGCCTGATCGAAAATCTTGTTGTTTTTGCCGGACTCGTTTCTGATGCCGGTGAACGTCAGCAGCAGGTTTTCGCCTGATTTGATGGCCTCGTCGTCCACGCCGGATTTCTGCATCAGCGAGCCGGCGAGGTCGTCAACGTGTTGGGCGGTGACGTGCGCCGCATTTCCGGTTGATTTCAGGACGGCGTTGGTTTGTGCTGCGACCTTGGCCGACTGCGTGTATTCGTCGATGCCGGTGTGCAACGTGTAGACGAGTGCTCCGAGGCCGGCTGCGCCGGCGGCCGCCAGGGCGGCCTTGCCGAACGTTTTGAGTTTGCTGCCGGCGCTGGTCGCACCGGATTCGGCCTGCGCAAACCCTTTCTTGAGGTCATCGGTTTTGGCGATGAACTCAACGACTACCTGAGGGTTTACGGCCATCAGCGTCTACGCATCATGCGGCGTTGTTCGCGTTCACGGCCCCGGATTTCCTGGTTCGCGAACCTGACGAACGCCTCGTATTCGCTCTGGGTCATCTGTTCGACTTCGCGGGGCGTCATTCGCCAGAATCGGCAGAACCGGGCGAGGTCGTCTGCGGCCCGCCGTTCTGAGGGTTTACGCCCGCCCGATATTCCACCAGGATGTCGGCGGCGTCGTCCCAGGCCGGGTCGAATCCCATTCGTCGTAATGCCAGCCAGACGCCGGCCTGTTCGGCCTCATGGGCGTCCATGTCGGCCCAGGCCTTGCCGAGGAACGACGAGATCAGGCCCATTTCCCTGGGGGTGTGCAGGGGTGCTGAGGCAGGGTCGATCGTGACCTGTGTGGGTAGCGGCAGACTGGTCAGGGCGTTGTCGGTTGCGGCCATCTGAATCCCCTAATCGTTTGTTTGGTTGCGAGTTCCATTTGGTGTTTGACCTGGCCCTGGTCTGCCATGGCGATCGGGTACAGGTAGCGGCCCTCTGGAATGTAGGGCCGGCCCCTTGAGCCGCCGAATTCGATCCAGCCGGCGTACGGGGTGCGCGTGTCACCGATGCTGGCGTCAAACCGGTCCTCGGCCGGGGTGACGGCAACGCTGGCGGCCAGCCAGCCTTTGACCCGTGGGACGGCTGCCTGGACGCTGCCGGCCCGGTAGCGGGCGGTCCCTTCCAACGTGTTGGTGGCCTTGACGTGGATTTCGTCGGCAAGGAGCCTCGTTCCTTTTCGCAGCTCGTCCACGCCGGAAACCCGGATGCCCTCGTCTGCCATCACTCACCGGCTGCCGGCGTCGGCTCATAGGCGACGGCTGAGCTGGCGCTGGTGGGCATGACGATGCCCTTGGTCGGCGCACCAACGACACCCCATTCGATGCTGACCTCCGAGGCGGCCCCGGCGTCCCCGTTGATCGGTGCATAGTGGCGAGGGTTGCAAAGGCCCGACCAGACCGGATTCAAGGCACTGGGCGGCTGGGTTCGGTAGCCCATGACGGCGAACGCGACAGGCTTGCCGAACCCGATTGCGGCCGTCAAAACCTCGTCGGTTGAGCCGGCGTCGAAACTCTGGACCAAAGTGGCCGTCAATGTCCATTTCGTCACGCCGGGATAGTCCGTCGACCCGCAAAACGTGTCAACGGTCGTAATGGTGGTGTCGGGCGTCAGCTCAAGGTGGGTTGTCGTGCAGGCGAGTTCTTTGAGGTTCGCGAACGTGTCGTCGCTTGAGATTTGCAGGGATGCGTCGTCGAGGATCAGCGGTAGGGGCGGCATGGTCAGGTTCCTCCAACATAGACGGGGATTTGAAACGTCAGGCGTGACCCGAGCGTCGGGACGGCGGCGATGTCGAACCGTCTGGGCGATTGTGCGCCAGTCAGGTTCCACGGGTACGGGTCGGCCTGGAACAGGGCGAGGACGCGCGCGACGATGACCTCCAGGGCCGCATATGACGGTTCAACCCTGGGGGCGAGGCAGAACACGTTGAGCATCGCGTACATGGGCGCGAGCTTGCCGGCGATCATCTGTTGCGCCAGCCATGGGTCGGCCCATTCCAGGATCAGGGCTGGCGGGACGATCGCATCGACGAGTTCCGGGTAGACCGGCGGGTCGGTTTCGACGACGGGGGCGAGGATCACGCCAACCCGGTCGCGTACCTGGCCGAGGGCGAGTGTCGGCACTATGCGACACCGAATCGTTGTTTGACCGGGACCAGGGCCATCGCATGCCTGGCAAACCCGTTCCTGGGCGTTCTGATGGCCCCGGTCTGGTCGTATCCGATGACGCCCCAGGCGGCATCGTTCGATTTGAACCATTCAACGGCCCTGAGCACGTTCACACGGTTGACGAGCGGGTTCCATGGCGGCCCGGTGTAGTCCGGCGGGTTGATGCTCGCGATGGTCTGGTCGATTTCCAGGGCTGCCGCCTCGCAGCATGCCGTCAGCGCCGGGGTGTTGGTGGTGCTGACGGCGATATGCAGGGCGGCGGCCAGCTCGTCGATCGTGCAATACGCATTCACGTCAGTTGGCCTCCCGGTGTCCGAGGCGTTGATGGCCCTGGGGCGGTTCGGCTGGCGGGCCGGCCTGTTCGATCGACCGTTCAACCGGCCCCTTGGCCGCCGGCTGGTCGATGCCGGGACCGGACCCGTCAGCCCTGACGGCCTGCTGGTTCGGTGCGTCCATCAGGTCAGCCATCAGGTGCCCAGAATCTTGACGATGCCAGTCGGCTGCAAAATCACACTGGCGAAATAGCCGGCGTACGCCAACTGAATTCCCAACACTGACGGTTCGACGACCTGTAGCGCACCAATCCGGTCCTCATAGCATTCGGCGGCTGCCGTTGACATGACCAGAATCGTTTTCACTGCTATGTTCGGTGTCATGTAAACCGGGATGCCGGCGATCGACCCGACCGGCCCGGACCCGTAGTCCCCGGCAGTGAGGCCGGCGGATTGCGCATTCATCGGGTTGACCGGCGGGAACAGTGGCCCCAGGATCGTCAGCATGTCCGGGCCGGTGACGGCGATCAGGCTGCCAGCGCCGTACACGGCCTGGTAGACGCTGCCGGCTGCCGTCCAGAAATGGCCGGCGACATCGGCTGCCGTGGGTGTTGCCGGCAGCGTTCCGCCGGCTGCCGCCGCCCCCGAGAGAGCGGTGACGGTCGCTGTTTCCGTTTCGATCGCGTACTGCGCCGCCAGGTCGGTGATCAACACGTCCATGATGCTGGGTTGCGTCCAGTCTGCGTCCTGCCGGCTGACGTTGACATACCCGCCATAGGTCGTCGCGCTCACGTTGACCTTGTTGATCGTCATTTTCTGGCTGACGAGTTCGCCTTTCTCGGCCGTTTGCGGGCCGGCGGCAGAGTGAGCGACGACGGTGGGCCGGCTAAACGACCCGCTGCCGGGGAGCTGCGCGACACCGAGAGCGGTGACGGTCGCACGGTTCCCATCGACGAACGAAACGACCGGCCCCAGGATCGGCGTCGGGATCAGGCCAGGGTTGTCGGCGGTTGTCTGGTGCGAGGCGGCCCGTTGAAACAGGCTGATCCGTTTCTGGGCGTCCTCGTTGCCGACCCGTGCCCGCCAGTAGTCGAGGACGTATGCGCCGGCAGACCGGTATTTCCACGGTTCGCCAGGCAGATCGCCTCGGGCGGCAGCGAACTGAGCCGAGATTTCGGCAGTGCGCTCCCGCGATTGGGCGGTGATCAGGGCGGCATCCTTGAGCGGGTCGATCAGGCCGGTCAGCTCATGGATGCGGTCCCTGGACCGTTTGAGCAGGTCCATTTCCTGCTCGTTGAGGTCGCGCTGGTCCTGCTCTGCGCGTTCAACGAGCTGGTCGATGAACAGTGATTTTTCCTCGGCCTCGCTGGTGTACCGGGCCAGGATTGCGTCTGTTGCGCCCATGGGGCGGGTTCCTTTCACGAACGTTGAACACGGTTCGCGTCACCCGCGACGACCGGCGGCCCCTGGCCTCTGCGACGGTCGGTAGTGCGCTAGGCGGGCAGGCTACCAGCCCTGTCGGCCAGCAGCCATTCCCGGACCCGGTCGAGGTTCGGGGTGTCCGACACCAGCGCAACGCCGGCCCGAACCGCGAGGACCTTGGCGTCCTCGTACGCCGGCTGGGGCGTCAGCGCGATATGGCCCAGCCAGGCCCTGGTGATGCGATAGGCGTCCGGTCCTTCCCATCGCATCGCGCCGTCGCCCATCGGCAGGAACCCGGCGCTGGCGTCCAGGCAGCCGTCGGCGGCGAGTTCCAGCGTTTCGTTGCCGAGGTCGGTGTTGGCGATCCGGACCTCTGCGACGAGGCCCTCGTCCCGGGACGGGTGAAACGCCATCGCCCGCCCAACGGTGCGCTCAAGGTTATGGTCACGGTTGACCCGGACCCGGTTCGCTCTGCGTTCGATGCCGTGGAATGCGCCCCTGGCGATCGTTTCGCTGACCATGCGCCCTTCCCACGGCACCCGGGCCGGCGTTTCGTACGGCATGACGACCATTTCGATCATCCGGCCCGGAAACGACACGCCGACGAGCTGCGCCTCGCGCCGCCAGAACTCTTGTTCGCTCATCGTCTATGCCCCCGGTGTTTCGTTGCCTGGCGGCGGGACGCCGGCAGGGCCGGCAACTCGCATCCGTTCGATCGCCCGGATTTCATCGACACTAAGGACCGGCGGCCCGGTCGGCGTATCCCTGATCTGCGAGTAAATCTGTGCGACCTGTGCCCGTTCCAAAGGCTCAGGCTCAATGTAACTATCCCGATTCAGCTCCACCGTTGTTCCTCTCGGCAGCAGCCAGCCCGACAGGGCCGACATCACCGCCTGCGCTTTGGGCCTCAACCCGGAACGCCAATGGTAATCAAAAAAGTTTTTGACGTTTCTGTAGGTTTGCGGGTCGCCGGACGGGATCGACAGTAATGGTGGCGGCACCCCGAGCAGAATCGCGATCCTGGCCCTGGTGTCATGCGACAGGTTGATCAGCGCCATTTGTTGCGGGTTGATCTGCGTGGCCTGCCACTGGATGCCGCCGGTCAGGACGGCCGGCTCACCGATCCCGGATTGCCTGGCGGCAACCCATTCGGCCTTGAGTTCGGCGGCCTGCTCGGGTGTCAGCTCTTCCTCATGCGTCAGGATCGACGTGGGCACCCCGCCGGCCTGCATCCAGTTGTTCGCGTAGCTGCTCAAGAGCTTGTCCTGGACAACCGTTGCGCCG